ATGGATAATTCCAATGTTCTGTTTATGTTCAAGAAGTAAATGAGCTTCTATTTCTTTAAAGAACTCTGTTTTACCCATTCCTGTACCAGCACCAAAGACAATCATTTCTGATGTTCTGATTCCGTATGTTAGTTCTGTTAGTTTTGGAAAAGGATAACTTAAACCATAACTTACTGGTTTATCTATCTCATCCCAAAGCTCTTCACCTGAGACAATTCCATCAGGTCTATATTCAATCCCATTCCAAGTTGCCTTATAGAGTTCATCAGTTCTGTTAGCTTGTAACATTTCATTTGGGTCTTTGAGTGGTAAGCTCATTATCTTAGCTTTACCTATTGATAATAGTGCTGCACACTCTTTAGCACCTTTTTGACCTGCTTCATCCATATCAAAACAAAAGACAACTTCTTCAAATCTCTCTATCCATTCAAGATTGTGCTTGATAGCTTCTTTTGCATTACTAGCTCCATTTGGAATTGAAACTACTGGATAACCATTTACGACTTGAGAAACAGATAAACAATCAATCTCACCTTCAGTAATAATTAATTTTTTATTGTTTCCTTTGAATAAGTGCATTCCATATAACAAAGGTTTGAACTTACCCACAATCATAAATTCTTTATTTTCTGTGAATCTGATTTTCTGAAAGATTGGATTTCCTTCTAAATCTCTATAAGTGGCAATGTGGACTTCCTGTCCTTTGTATGTTCCTGTGTTGTATTTATATTTCTTACAAACTTCCTGTTTAAGACATCTTGAAGGAATATTTTTTGCTGTGCCTTTTAGGAAATCAGATGGGAGAGGAGTTTTAGCTTTCACCTCAGCTCCTCCTTCACCTGCTGTATGCTTCCCACAAGAGAAGCAATGAGTTGAACCATCATCATTTATAAGCAAAGCATCACTTGAACCACAATCAGGACAAGGCTGATGTGCCATTCCCATTACTTATTGATAATTCCTTTTAGTTTTTCTACAACTGTTTCTGCATTATCAATAGCTTTTTGAATCTCATCTCGATTATCTTTTAAGAATTTGATTCCTTTTTGAACATTTGCTACTAAGTTTTTAACTTTATTAACTGTATCTTCATGTTCTTTAATGAATTTATTAGCTTTATTAATAGCTCCGATTGATTTAATAGTGTCTATTAACCACATTATTTTAGTTCTCCTTTGATTTCTTCTAACCATTCTTGTGGAATCAACTTATCTGCATATTTGAAACCATTTTTCTCACACCATCTTCCATAAGTTGTTTGTGAAACTTTTGAAATCTTTGCATTAGAATTAGTGAACACAAATCTAAATTCATATTCAGGATGCTGCTTTTTAACCATTAGCATCTTCATTCTATCTGATGTTAAGAACCTCCCCTTTGTCTCGATAATAATTCTTTTACCAACTGGAAAATCAGGTGTGTAAGTGTGATTCTTTTCTTCTCGATAAGGAAGTTTTATAGTTTCAAATTTAGGGTCAATCCCATTTGCTTTCAGTTGCTCAGCGATTCTTTCTTCCAAACCACTTCTAAAACCATAGGTCAAGCCTACTTGTTTAGAAGTCAAGTTCTTCTTCTTCGCCATCTTCTGAAGCATCCTCAGTTGTTACATCTTCATCATCTTCAAAATCAAAGCCATCTTCTTCAGTTAATCCGTAAGCATCAGCTGTTGCACCACCTACATATTCAACTAAATCAATAATTTGAACTAATCTTAATTTTGCTGATACACCAGTTTTACCTGCTACAGAATAACCTGATAAATCTACACAAAGTTTAGCTACTGTACCTTCACCAACTCTGATGCCTTTAATTGGTTTTAGTTTTGCATCTAATACAGGAATTACTGCTGTAGGTTTTCCATCTTTAATGAAAGCTCCTGCTTTAGTTTTGAAAACATATCTTCCTTCTGCATCAGGAATTTCTTCACCTTCATCATTTGTTTTTGTATAAGGTACGCATTGAGTAAGCTCAGCTACTTTAGTGCCTTTACCATAAGTTTTGTGTTGTTCTGTTCTAACTTCTTTGATTTCTGCTGCAAGTTTTTCACCATCTTCTTTTGGTAACAAGATATGTGCTTGATAAACACCATCTTTATTGAACTTTGTAGAAGGTTCAAAGATACTGATAAAACCTACAAGAGTTCCTTTTGGTGATGTGTATTTTCTAACTACCGATTTCTTTTCTTTAGCCATTTACCTTAAATCTCCTCTTTGTTTTTAAAAGTATTCATAATTTGTTGAAAAGCAGGTTGCATATTGTTATAACTATCTGAGAAAACAATATTTTCTGCTGTGCTTAGTACATCTATATGATTTAAGTCATACTTCTGAAGCATACAAATTAATGTAGCTGCTAAGCCTAGAATTTGTTTAGAAACATCCTCTGTTGCTCTGTTCATCCACAATGCCATTCCATAAGATAGAGGAGCTACTGAAGCTGTATCTTTCATCAACATTTGCTGAAACAATATATCAGCAGGTTTAGTTTTTGTTTTTACCATTGTGATGTTTTCTATCCTTCTTCTTATTCATCTTTTGTTTGTCTTTTCTATAGAGTTCATCTAGCTGGTGTTTCAACCAACCAATCGACCTGTGATTTCCCTCTTTTGATAATTTAATTAAAGCTCTACCTACATTTCCGATTCTTGGTTTGTAGGTCTTGTATCCTAATTTTTCTTTTAAATCTTCAAAATCAACAGCTACTGGCTGTCCATTACTTTGGTATTCTATTTCTTGTTTATTCATTAAGAACCTCCTATTTGTGTAGGTTTATAAAAGGTACAGAATTTCCCATCATGTATTCAGGTAATTTACCATCCCATTTTTGAACAGCTTCATATTCAACTAAAGCTTTATTTTGAGTTAATGCGTTAGCTCTGATTGCCATTGATTTAGCTTCAGCTTCTGCTGCAATTACTTTTTGCTTAGCTTCTTCTTGTACTTGAACAGTTTTATTTTTTGCTTTAAGTGCTTCTTGTTCTGCTACAGTTTTAGCTTCTACAGCTTTTTCAAAGCTATCAGAATAATCAATATCAGTAATTTGGAAATCTGTTACATCAATGAAATTATCTTCTAATTGTTCTTGTAATTTCATTAAAATATCATTTGTTGCTTTAGCTCTATTAGCAATTAAATCTGATGCGTTCCAACCACCAATCACATTTTTAACTGTACCTTCAACAATAGGAACTAAAATTGTATCTTTGTAATCTTTACCAACTTGTTTATACATTTTGTGTGCATTTTCTGATTGCAAGTTGTAGTTGATAACATAAGTTAATCTAGCTTGTTGAATGTCTTTTGTGAAAACTGTTGTTGCAATGTTTGATTTTTGTGTTTTAACATTTAAGTTATGAATTTTTGAAATGAATGGTGTAACAAAGTGAACACCTTCTGTATAGCTTGTAGGTGATACTTGACCTAAAGTAACTTTTACACCTCTTTCACCAACTCCTACGATTGATAAAGGATTACAAGCTGAGAATAAAACAACTATTCCAATAATTCCAGCAATAAAGCCACCAACTTTTAATTCATCCATTTTTCTTCTCCTTCTTCTCTATGTACTAAGTCCACTTATTGCAAGAGCAATAATAAAAGCTAATAAAATCAATAAGAATTGACAAAACACCTTCAGCATCTGTTTTCCATACATTTTGTATAAATTACAATCTGTAAGAACACTAAGCAAAACTATTAATAAGTTTATTGTTGCTGTGGTTGCTACAAATAAGTAAATAAACCTCATTCAGCTTCTCCTATTTTTTTAAATTGCTGTAGCATGTGCAAAGCTAGTGTTTGGAATTGTTTAGCTGCTTTCTTTAGTTGTGCTTTTGTAGGTTTACCCCATAAGTTATAATCATCATTAATGGCTTCAAAAGTATCGCAACCTGAGCAAGAACCATACCAAACAGATGTTACATAATAATCTCCCATATCAGGCTGATAATTAGCACAAGGAATTACAAATAAAAGTGTGCCTTGATAATCTCCATCATCTATTCGTGTTATTGCTTTTTCGTTTAAACCTTCGCTTAAAGGATAATCAATAGCACTATTTAATTCTTCTAATAGATAAGGATTGATAACTTTTGTAATTAAAGCTCTAAAAATATCTTCATAACTTTCAGGTACATTCTCTGTAAAATAAGGTATAAGCTCGTTTTTATTTGCATCCCAAGCTTTTACAAATTCTTGTATCATCTCTTTCTCCTTTAATTAAAAAAGTAACTACTAGCTAAAACTTCCTCTATG